ATAAATATCATTCACCGAATCTAAAAAATAGCGAGAAAAATTTTTGTTAGAATCAGGTATTAGTATCTGTTTCTTTTTTGTATCAAAATTTAATCTACAAATTGGTTTCCGATTATTATCATTATATAAAATGCTAAAATAGCTTTCAGTATCACGGTATGTAATGTTGTTTATGTTGATATCCCCTGCTAAAATACCTTTTATAATAAAATATAAAATAAGGAAAAATCTATGAAAATCAATTTTAAAATACTTTAATGCCTTTATTATTACTATAAGAACATAAAATTCACACTCAAAGACTGTGTAACTGACGAAACAATTGAAATAATAAAACAATAAACCCAAGAGTGCTCCGGCACTCTTTTTTTACATCATTTGTAATCTTGACTTAACTTCCTATATTTGCTACTCTACCATTGAGGGAGTGATATTATGATCGCAATTTATGCTAGACAAAGTATCGAGAAAAAAGATAGTTTATCTATTGAGAGCCAAATTGAAAAATGCATTGCACTATGCAAAATGAACGATTGGACAGACTATGAAATTTACAAAGATCCAGGATTCTCTGGAAAAGACTTAAACCGTCCAGATTTCAAACGATTAACAGATGATGTAAACGCTGGCAAAATCGAATATGTAGTATGTTACCGTTTGGACCGTATAAGTCGTTCCATGCGTGATTTTGTAAACCTTATTGCGGACTTTGACGAAAAAAACACACGGTTTGTATCAGTGAGTGAAAATATTGATACATCCACTTCTGCAGGTCGTATGCTTATGACAGTTATTATTGCCATGGCTCAGATGGAGCGTGAAAACATCATTGAACGTGTCACAGACAATTATTACTTCCGATGCAATTTAGGTTACTGGGGAGGCGGTCCTGCTCCTTATGGCTACACTTTAAAACGAATTGTGGAACATGGTAAAAAACATACCGTGCTGGAAGTAAATGAAGAGGAAGCTGAGATTGTAAGAATGTTTTTCAAATGGTACCTTGAACCAGGCATGAGTGTAGGAAAAATGCTCGACAGGGCAAATGAAATGGGACTAACTACTCGAAAAGGAGCTTACTGGACCAGTCGTGTTGTCTCTGATCTTTTGTTCAAACCACTTTATGCTCCAAACGATATGACCATGTACAACTACTTCAAATCCCAAAATGCAATTATGGCAATTGCCCCAGAAGAATGTGATGGAACCCTTGCTGTAAACTTGTATGGCAAAACTGACAAAAAGGCAAGCAAACATAAACGCTGTAGAAATGTAGAAGATATGTATTTTGCATTGGCCAAACATCAACCTATCATTGATAGCAACACTTGGGTTAGCGTACAGTATAAGAAAAAAGAAATGTTAGCACAACCCCCAAGGCGTGGAACTGGTAAGGCTTCCATACTTACTGGTCTTATGAAATGTGGCTTTTGTGGTAGAGCTGTTACTATCTCAAGCTCTCGTGCTGGAACAAAATATTTTATATGCAGCACACGAAAGAACTACGGAAGTGGTTTATGTGAGTCAAAAATGATTCAACAAACTGAGATTGAAAGTTTTGTAACTGAGGATCTTATTGAACACATTAATCGATTGGATCAAGAAAAATTAACTGCAGATAAAGCCAAACTTAGTAATGAATTTAATAAAAAATTGAATGAACTACAAATTGAGTTGGCAAAAATTGATGATGAAATTGCTAACCTCTTAGAAGCATGCTCATCTGGGAATACGATTGCAATAAAATATCTGAATGAAAAAATAGAAATGTTGGATACTAAAAAACAAGAAATCCAGAAAAGAATCATGGAAATAGAACAAAAAGAAATTTCAAAAAATAATCGATATGCTCACATCGATTTTGATAACATCCTTGATACACTGAGTAATGGTTCATTTGAAGAAAAGGCAAATACATGTAAAACCTTTATCAAAAAAATAAAGGTATTCGACAACAGTAAGATTGCTATCGAATACCATGTGTAAAGCCCGAAAACTATGTGATTCTTTTTGCGTCTAGACTATCTACATCCCATTGTATGCAATGATATCCACATTCCTTCGTTGCCTCTAAAAGTGTGTTGTTATAATCTCCATATGGTGGTCGAAACAACGTCATATCCACACCTGTTAATTCTTTTATTTTTTTTGCAGGTTTCATAATTTCATCGATACATTGTTGTTTCGATAAGGTAGACATTTGCTTATGATTTTCACTATGGTTGCCTAAATCATGCCCTGCACCAGCAATTATTGGTTCAGTAATTGGTTCATCCGCATTTTCTTTAGTTAACGCAGAAGAAATTTTTGCGTTCACTAACTCATTAATAAATCCATTAAAAGATTTTTTTACGATTGGTTTAAATTTATCTATTACTTTTTGATTTTTTTGTCCATCATAAATAGATGAGATAAGTAATCGAACAAAATTTTCAGATGGATCATCTAATTCTTTTTTTAATAATTCTTTTAGTAAGTTAGAATATTTTAGTTCAGCTGCGGTACTAAAAATACTGTCTTTATCAAAATTTTCTTTAGAAAATTTCTTGAGTTCTAATAAATAACCCTCTTTTATTTCAAGTAAGTTTATTTCAAGAAATGGTGTTAAGTCCATTTTATTTGCCTCGTCTAAATCAGTATAAAATCTGTATAATAGACCATTTGTTAGTATTCCAAATTTAGCTGACGTTGTTCCAAAATAACGAAAAAGTTGTGAACCGTGTTTGTCTAATGCATCACCACACCATTTACATTCAATTAGAATTGATGGGTTTCCATCTTGCATTATAGCATAGTCTACTTTTTCTCCTTTTTTTATTCCGACATCAGCAGTATACTCTGGATAAAATTCTGATGGATTAAAAACATCATATCCAAGTAATTGAAAAAAAGGAACGATTAAAGACATTTTTGTTGCTTCTTCTGTTAATATGTTATCTTTGATTGTTATCACACGTTCGGAAAACTGCTTAATTTCATCTGAAAAATTCATATTAACTCCTCCTTTATATTTTCTATATTTTACCACATTAATATACTAAAATAAACAAAAAAAGAAAAATTATTAAAATGGTTTACAAAAAGTGAAGTTTACAAATCTCAAAACTTTAGGAAAAAATAGTATTGAAAAAATCGAACAAATGTTCTATAATGATTTTACGCTATCTTAGTACGTGTTGATTGGGAGGAGATTTATGAGTTTAAAGGAGTACATAGTTAATAAGATTAGTAGTATTGAGGATGAACAGGTTTTACATAAGATTTATATTTTTATAAAATATCTTGTGGGATAGAATAAAAAGGAGCAATTAATCTTGCTCCTTTTTTTGTGCCAACGAACGTATGAATTCTCGTATCACTTTCTTTTCCTCATCATGCAGTCGCATATATTTAACCAATACGTCAGCCATGAAATGATCTTTTCCAGCGCATAGCATCCCACAGTAAGCTGCCAACTCATCATCTTCTGAGATTGTTGTAAACATTTCTCCAACTCCATCTAATAACCATGGTAAGGAAACATTGAATTCTTTACAGATTAGTAACTGCATGGATTCTGTTATATTATTTTCAGCTTTTTCTAATTTAGATATTGCTGTTTTTCCAACTCCCAATCTTTTACCAAACTCTTCTTGGCTAAGTTTGAGTTGTTTCCTTAATAATTTTAGCCTTTCGTTCAAAATATCACCTCTTTTCAAAGACCATCTGAGATTACTATAACAAAAAAAGTCCCTTTAGTCAACAAAAAAGTATTGACAAAGTAGTTTCTAGGGACTATACTGTACCTACAAGGGACATGAAAGGAGCTGAGTCAATGAGTAATCTAAGTCAAAAGAAAAAAGAAGCTAAGGATTTAAAGCAGGAACTAGACAAGTTGGACAAAGAATCATTAGCACTTGTAGAGAGTAACATTAATATTTTGCTCTCATTACAATCATTAAAACAATCAAAGCAAGCAGGATAGGAGGAGTAGGATGAAACAAAGGAACGAAGAGACAGCAAAGAAAAATATCAACGATGCATTGAAAACTCTTGGTGTTAAAGGAATGGTGAAAGTAATTCACATAAGTTTTAATACTTATCGAGTCCTGGTTGATGATAAGTACTTTGGCATTTTTGATGATGATAAAAATACTTTTGTAGACTAGAGCAGAAATTGAACAACAATCAAAGTAAGCAGGTAGGAGGTGTGATAGTGAAAATTGAAGATTTGAGTTCAGATGAAATTCTCCGCCAACAATTAGAATTATTGGCAGAGAAATCAAAAAAAGCTAAATCAGTTAGAAAATTAGCACTCTTAACAAGTGCGATGGTGAAAATCATAGATGTAGTGTATAAGGATTAGTTTTTACCATAAAAAGCATCATGCTGTTCTTCATTAAGTTTTTTGTAATATTTATCTAGTTCAGAGTATGTCGTTTCATAAAGTTCAGCTATCTGGGTGGGTGTTAAGTTGGTTAAGTCTCTATTTTGTAAGACAAGCACAGCTAGTGCAGATTTTTTACCTGCTGGGAATTCAGACATATAAGATTCTCCTTTCGTATGTACTCGGCTGGTCAGAGCCTGTACTTCCATTATAAGGAATATGACAAATAATTACAAGAAAGTTGTACAAACGTTGCTTCATACAATTTAAGGAGGTGATTCGATGAAAAAAAAGGTTGATGTAATTACAGAACTAATTGATGGAAAGCATAAGGCATTTAAAGTAACAAATGAATATGCAGAAGATGGTATTACTGTTATCAATTCAATTAAGGAACCGATGGAGGGTGAGGTTACATTCCGCAATGGTGTCACAATTATTAGCAGTGTAAGTAAGGAGACGACTCCGGAACAGGAGAAAAAGATCTACAGTGATTGCATTAACATTACTATTAATTCAATGATTCGTAGAGGTTTGCTAGGGGGGTGAAAACAATTAAAAAAGTATTTTTTGTTGTAGCATTATTTGTTATTTTATTTTGCTTCTGTAGAAACGGACAAGCCAAAACTTTTGAAGCAACCGCGTATTGCCCTTGCGTAAGATGCTGTGGAAAGTCAGACGGCATTACGGCAACAGGTACAAAGGCAATGGAAGGTCGAACCGCTGCAGTGGACAAGTCTTTACTCGGGAAAACTCTTCTTGTGTATGTGGATAACGTCTTATACGGCATATACGTTGCAGAAGATACTGGTGGAGCAATCGGGAAAACGGATATTGATATTTTCTTTGACAGCCATAAAAGAGCTTTGACGTTTGGTAGGAAAAAAGTTGATGTTGTTGTGGTTGATGCAAAAGGATAAGGAGGACAGGATGGTGAAAGAGGCAGTAAATATAAATAAATGCATCATGGCTCACAAGAAGTCATGTGAGAACTGGACAGAGGG